AGTAGCATGTTTATGCATCCAATTAATAGACCAGACTTGCCATTCTATACAATGACAGGTATTGTGGATACCGACACTTTTCCAGTGCCAGTAAACTTCCCATTCTTTATTAGAGAAGATTTTGACGGTATTATTGCAGAGGGAACTCCAATTGCACAGGTAATACCATTTAAGAGACAAGACTGGAAAGCCAAGATTGATGATGACAATCAGGCAAATCCGCCAGTATCTTTCTTGAATAACGTTTTTAATCCTCCATTTAATTTCTACAAAAGAACCTTCTGGAAACGCAAGAAGTATCAGTAGATAAAATCGGTAGTTAAGTATGGTAGAATGGACTAGGAGAATAAATGTCTAGCCCTTCTAACCTATATGCCGAGAAAATCTTTGCCGAACATCCAATAGCCCTTTGGGCATTAGATGACAAGGTAGAGTACGCAACCCTAATCTCTGAAGCACAGAGAAATATGGACAATGCCCTGCAGTGGACGATATCTGCCAACAACGTGTCTATTTTATCAGAAGATCTTGAAAAACCATTTTCAGATAGTTATCAAATAAGTCTATTGGGCAATGTGCCATCTGGAGCAGAAGACTCCGTAGTTTGCACTAGCAACGATTTATCATTCGGCCTTGACGAACTAAATGAATATTTTGCAAACTTTTCGATAGCCTCTTATGTATACATAAACTCAGTTTACTTGTCTAGCCTACAGATAGGGTATGAATACAACAAGGTTAGCGACAATTCTTTAGTTTCTAACCTAGTTACATATTCAGCCATAAAAAAAGAACAGTGGGTTCATATCTCTGAAACCTTTAAGATCCCAGAATCTGACGCAGAGGAATTTAGAATTGTTCTTAAATTTAACTATACTTCTGGTGGTGCAACGCCAGCAGATTACGAATTTTTAGTAAACGGATTAACGGTTGGTCAGTGGTCTGAAGAATTTTCTGCAACATCTCTAGGACAAACGACTCAATCAATTACAGACAGCATATCTCTAACTGGATTACAAAATGCGGTACCTGCAGACGTTTACGGTTTGCAGGATAAAAATGGCTACTACTTAACAAAAGACAATGCCCTAGTAGCAAGAAACTCTGGATTACCAATGGTTTATGGTGCAGAGTCAACAACATACATCTATCCAAATGGATCAAACCCATCTCTGATTGTTCCTGGATTTGGCTTTCTTAACAAGGTTGGAGAATACCAGACATTTACATTTGAGACATGGATAAGAATAAATCCCAAGAATATTGTGCCTAGAAGAATCATAGGGCCAATTGAATCAGAAGATGGAATCTATGTAGATCAATCATTTATTGTTTTAAAGATTGGAAACGTTGTGGCCTCTCACTCAATTGGCGAGTGGTATAGACCCATGCTGCTTGACCTTAGATACTCTAAAGACGAGGCATCGTTACTTATCAATGGTGAGCAGGTAATTTCTCTAGCACTAAATGGTGCAACAATAACGCTTCCAGAAAAATATAACAATTCTAACGAAGATCAAGACTGGATTGGATTTTACTCACATGACGACATTACTAGTTTTGAAATAGACTGTCCAGCAATCTATTCATATCAGGTTCCCAAGGTTCTTGCTAAGAGAAGATGGGTATTTGGACAAGGTGTTGAATATCCAGAAAACATTAACGCAGCCTATACAGGAACTTCTATTTATGTAGACTACCCATTCTCAAACTATTCAAACAACTATAACTACCCAGACCTTGGCCGTTGGAATCAGGGTATTGTGGAAAACTTGTCTACAAACGCTAATATCCTATCTATGCCAGACTATGAACTACCAACGGTAGTCTTTGAAGATGGAACATCCTATAGTTCTTGGATTGCTGCTAACAACGAATTACAAACATCAGAGCCGTATTTTGTTAGACTTAAACCAAACTCTGGAACTACCATTGGAGTACCAGAAAGCCCAGAAGGGTATATATACTTCGAAAAACTTAACGTTCTTACTCAGCCAGTAAAAGCATTCTTTGCAATTTTTCAAGAATATGAATCAACTGGTGATGATCAAACCCTATTTTACATAGAAGATGAACTTACAAATAATTATTTTGAAGTGAAGATATCTGGATCAGATATTCTATATAACTTAAAATATGGATCCTCGGTTGAAAATCTAGCAACAATACCAAGACTTCCAGTAGGGCAGCAGTTTGTTGTTGGTGTTAATATAGATAATTTTTCTTCAGTTTTTGGAGGAAATGCAGCGTCATTCTTTAATAAAATAAACTCGCTTAGTCTATATGTTGGTGGTAAAAAAACATTTGAAAACACCACAAAAGCAAATCTAGTAAGACTAGGTTTCTTAAATCAAAGAAATCTTGCAAAAGTTAAAACTGCATTCTTAGATAATGGTGTGACCTATCCAACATTTATAGATGGAGGAACGCCAAGCCTTACTGGAACAACAACAATTTCTGGTGGAACGCCAACTACTACAACTTGGCAGGACTTCTATGATGCTGGCGGTATTTATGATGAATTGTTCTATCACATATCAAGTTATACATTAATTCCAAAGATGTATCTAGATGAATTTTCCCTAGACATTGCCATTGACGCATACTGGGAAGACTATATTCCGTTAAAGTATTTTGCCAAGTATGTAGATGACTCATCAAATAACAAGGTTTACTCACTTGACTTTATTCAGTTTAATATGCTATATCCAAAACTAGAACTGTTTGCCAGCGGATCATATGACACAGAAGACTCTATTGTAAAGTCTTATATATCATTCCAGTACCTTGCAACTGGTGCAAACTATCCAGAATCCTTATTTACTGAAAAAGTATCTTTGTCAAGCAACAACATTGTGGACCCAGGGTCTTCTTGGCAATACAAGAAATATGAAGTTCTTAACGATACAATTATCTACCCACCAACAGGGGTAAACTTTGAAAACTTAGCAATTGTTGTTCACCTAGAAATTGTGGTCAATGGAATAACAACATATCCACTGTCAATCAAAACCCTACAATTTGCCTCACAGTCGCTAAACTACACGAAACCAACCGCAATCGGAACAAGGTTTGGAAAAGATATTTATCAGTATACAAAGAGTGGGCTATCAACTAACTACAAAGCAAAGAACCCATACATCATCTATAAAAACTCTTCGCCATATTTGTTCCTTACAAAGAACAGCGGTATTCAGCCAATAGGCACATTCAGTAATGGCATTAGTCGTGGTATAACAATCCCAGTCAATACATCACTGACTCCAGAATTTACCATAATTGCTGCTCAATTGTCAATAAGATCAAACGCAGAGTCATTTAGCACTGAACCAATGCAGATCTTTGAGATTCAAGGCAAGACAAAGTTTACGCAGTTCTATATGGTAGCAACAGATAATTCTGGTAAACGTGCCAAGATATATGCTATTGACGCATCAAATGGCAAACAAGACCCCAACATATCATTTTATCTAAATGGAAAGTTTGTACAAAATCCAGTTATAGGTCTCAAAGACTGGTCTGTTCTCGGCATAGCATGTGCAGAACCAATGTCTTTTAACTCATACGTTGGTGCAGTTAGACTAACAGGACCGCTTGTGTTTAACAATATATCTTATTACGAAAAAACAGATATTCAGCAGATTACCTTACAGGTTGGTAGGCCATGGTCAGAAGTTCTTCAGCCAGTTATATCTACAGTAGATTGGACATATTGGGACGAATCAACATGGAGAGAAGTATTAAATCTTCAGTCTGTTACAGAATTCAGCGTAGATCTATCGAATATTTATAAAGCATATACAGGAACAAATAAATTTATAGCAGAAGATGACACAATTTTGTCGTTTGAAAAGTATGAATATTTTGCATATAAAGATGTTTCTTGGCAAACCCAAACAATAAAACCTGTATAATATGGTATACTAGTGGTTATGAATGCTGAAAAATTTACCGTGCCTGGTCAGATTGGCCAAACAAAAGTTCAGGTTTTGGACAAGCAATATGACTGGGGTATCTATATCTGGAAAAAGGCTAACGGCAAGCCATTTACAGATGGTCAAGGTAACGTATTAAACGTACCGTCTCATAGGGGTGACCAAATTCAGATTCAAAAGTTAGTAAATGAAGCCAAGGCTCTAGGTCAGGGAGACGGATCCTATGAGTTTTATCCAGGAATGGGTAGGGTATCTGATGAAGAATACTCAGAGCAGGTAGACAGAATGAAGCAGGGACTTATCCCAAACCTTAATGATCTTGGTGCAGTTCAGGCAGCCAAAGACACTATCGCTATGTATGGAAGTGATGATTAATGTCAGAAGATTATGAATACAGAACTCCGTATATCCGTGATATCGGAATGCCAGAGTTTCAAGAAGAAGTTAATGCCTTTAAGTCGCATGACCCATTTGCAAAGTCATGGGATGCCCTTAAGAATTTTTCTGGTATTGAAAAGAACTTTAAGCGTAGAACAGACAGAATTGAAAAACTCAACAATGATCCAGTTGTAGAATCAACCCTACAATACAACAATGTTGACGTAATGTCTCAAGGGTATCAGGACAGTGCCCTATCAAATCAAACAGGTATTAGTGGAGCACAATCAAAGGAAATTAACCCTGGCCGTGTATACAGAAACGGATACGGCCTCTTTGACGTAATTACGCCACCATGGAACCTATACGAACTATCAAACTACTACGACACCTCGTTTGCCAACCACGCAGCCATTGACGCTAAGGTTGCAAACATTGTTGGCCTTGGATATGAGTTCCACCCAACAGACAGAACCCTCATGGCCCTAGAGGCATCAGACAACCCAACCGCAGTTGAGAAGGCACGTAAGCGTATCGAACGTGCCAAGGTAGAAGTTGGAGAATGGTTTGAATCACTAAACTCAGACGAATCTATGACATCTATCTTTATGAAGGTCTGGACAGACTACGAGTCTACAGGAAACGGATACCTTGAAATCGGTAGAACGATTACTGGAGAGATTGGCTACGTAGGACACATTCCTGCGACAACTATGCGTGTACGCAGACTGCGTGATGGATACATTCAGATCATTGGAAACAAGGTTGTTTACTTCCGTAACTTTGGAGCAAAGAATGTCAACCCAATTACCAATGACCCAAGACCAAACGAAATCATTCACCTAAAGCAGTATTCACCACTAAACTCATTCTACGGTGTTCCAGACATTCTGTCTGCAGTTGGTGCCCTACAGGGAGATGCACTTGCATCACAATACAACATTGACTACTTTACAAACAAGGGTGTTCCTCGCTACATTGTTACCCTAAAGGGTGCAAAACTTTCTGAAGAGGCTGAGGACAAGATGTTTAGATTCTTGCAGACAAGCCTAAAGGGCTCCAACCACAGAACACTATACATTCCGCTACCAGGAGATACAGATACAAACAAGGTAGAGTTTAAGATGGAGCCAGTAGAGACTGGCACACAAGAGGCATCTTTCAACGAGTACCGAATTCGCAACCGTGACGATATTCTTGTAGCACATCAAGTTCCACTATCTAAGATCGGTGGTGGCGATTCTGCTGCTATTGCTGCTGCACTTGCACAAGACCGCACCTTTAAGGAGCAGGTAGCCAGACCGTCACAGAGAAACTTTGAGAAGGTTCTTAATAAGGTCATTAGCGAAAAGACAGACATTATCTACTTGAAGTTCAACGAACTTACGCTTACTGATGAAATCGCACAGTCTCAGATCCTTGAACGCTATGTACGCAATCAGATTATGGTTCCTAACGAGGCCAGAAACGTCCTTGGCCTTCCACAGGTAGAGGGCGGAGACGAGCCTCTAGAACTAAATCCTAGACAGGCAGCAGACGCTGCATCAAATGCTAGACAGAATAGAGCAAGGGATTCTGAACGAGCGAATAATTCTTCAGACAGCCCTGCAACAATTGCTGGGAGAAATCCGCAAGGGGAGGGTAGAGCCACAACCTAACATGTTATAATAAAGTAACAAAGTTTAAAAAGGGCTCTATAATTATACTAGTATGACTATTTCAAAGGTACACTGGAACACCGAAGGCGACAACGTTCGACTTTCGATGCCGTTCAGTAAAGTAGATAAAGAACGAAGAATCGTTTCTGGTTTTGCAACGCTTGATAACGTTGATCGCCAGTCTGACATTGTCACATCTGAAGCCTCTATGAAGGCATTTTCAAAGTTCCGTGGCAACATCCGTGAAATGCACCAGCCAATCGCTGTTGGTAAAATGGTAGCGTTCAAAGAGGACAAATATTTTGACCCTGAAACAAAGAAGTTTTATAGTGGAGTATATGTATCTGCATATGTTTCAAAGGGTGCACAGGACACCTGGGAGAAGGTACTAGATGGTACCCTTTCAGGTTTTTCAATTGGCGGTAAAATGAACAACTGGGATGACGCATACGATGAGAAGATGGATTCTCAAATTCGTGTTATTAAAGACTATGATCTTTTTGAACTGTCACTAGTTGATACTCCAGCAAACCAGTTTGCAAACATCCTATCAGTTCAAAAGGTTGATGGAGTTCAAACACTCAATGGCGAGTCTGTTGACGTAGAAATCGAAAATGTATTCTGGGATCCAGAATCAGGTGTCGTAATGATGTCTGAAAATGAAGTTGAGAATAGCCCAACATCTGGACAGCCAATGCAAAACATAGGTTTCGTTGAGAAAAACGATAACGAAAAAACAGATATGATAAAGTTCTTAGTTGATAGTGCTAAAGGCATTAGTACATCTAAGATAAACAAGGAGGTAAGTCCTATGACTGACACAACAAATGAAGTAGTTGAAGCAGTAGCAGAAGTTGTTGCTGAAGAAACTACAGTTGAAGAATCACAGGTCGCTCCAGAGGCAGAAACAAGCGAAGAAGTAACTGAAGATGCAGACGTTGAAAAGTCTGTAGAGACAACTGTTGTCCCATTGACAGAGGCCATGCAGCCTACAGAAGATGGAGACACAAGAATGTCGGAAGAAGAAGTTGTTGAGCCTGTTGCTAAGTCAGACGAGGTTCTTGAGACTGCAGTTGCAGACATCAAGGATACCGTTACAAAAGCCTTTAGCGATCTAACTGCAGTAGTTCAGGCACAAGCCGAACAAATTGCAGAACTACACAAGTCAATTGCAGCAGTAAAAGATGAGGTAACTGCTAGCAAAGACGTGTTTAACGAATTTGGAAAGAGAGTGGACGCTGTAGAAGCAGACACCGCTTTCCGCAAGTCTGGCGATCTCGGCGAGATCGTACAGGAAACTGAGCCAGAACAGGTTCAGAAATCCCTATGGGGCGGTCGTTTCCTCAAAACTGCCGATTTATTCAAATAAATTA